AATTTTGACACAGGCACCCCTAAAAAGGTGCCTGTTTTTTTGACTTTGTTTTACTAAGTATGCTATACTAAATTATGCCTTTTTGCTATTCACCATGGACCAATATTGACATCAGCCCAACAGGCGATGTGACTCCTTGTTGCAAATTCCGAACAAACCACTACACTCAAAAATTTAATATACAAAATAGCTCAATACACGAGTATGCTAACAGTGAGTTTATTGCAGAGATCAAGCAACAGTTCAAACAAGGCGAATGGCCAGCTGGTTGCGAGCGATGCAAAATAGAAGAAGATAACAGCATCGAAAGCAAACGAATATTAGATTACACCAGATGGAAAGAACATTACGACAATTATGATTTGGAAAGCAACCAGTTCATAACATCTAGCATAGCATTTGGTAACACTTGCAATCTTAAATGCATAACTTGTGGCCCACATTCATCCAGTCGGTGGCAAAAGGAATACTTTGATCTTTATCAAATTGATGTTCCGCACCACAAGTTCTACAAAAATAATTTTGTCACAGACTTTGTAGAACATGCACCACACATGATCCATGTTGACATACCGGGTGGCGAACCTTTTCTAAGCGGCACTAAAGAACAGCAAGATTTATTGAATTATTACATCAACACTGGCCGAGCAAAAGAGATTTCATTACACTATACTACCAACGGAACTATATTTCCTGATGAAACTTGGTGGAGGCTGTGGAAGCACTTTAAAGAAATTGATTTGCAACTGAGCATTGACGGTGTTGGCGACCGATATGAATACATTCGATACCCAGCTATCTGGAATGAACTAACTGACAATGTTGTTCAATATATTGATAAAGAAAAACAGTTAGACAATGTCAGACTCAGTGTGAGTCATACCGTGAGTGCCTATAATATTTACTACCTTGACGAATTTGTTTCTTGGTGTTATACTATGGGTTTGCCCAGGCCCTGGCTCGGGCGTGTACACAATCCCGTTCATATGAGACCCACAGTCTGGCCCTTGGAAGTTTGCAAAAGCATAGCCAATCATCTAAATACAAGTAGTCATGATGATGTACGGGTGTGGGCAGAGCTTGTGACAACCGAAAACGACAGCAAACATTTCGAAACATTTCAGAACAAGATGCAACAGCACGATCAATATCGCGGACTTGATTTTAACAAAACTTTTCCTGAACTGACCAAATATCTATGAGAACAGCTACAATTATAATCCGTGATGAAGTTAATATCAAGATTGAAGGGCTTGAGTTAGATGCCCGCAGATCCTTGGTTAATAAATTTAAATACGATGTTCCTTACGCTCGTTATCTTCCAGCAGTACGATTGGGCCGATGGGACGGCAAGGTCAGTTACTTTCAGTTGGGTGGTAGCACTTATGTAAATCTCCTACCTGAGATCATCCCCATTCTTGAAGAGTACGACTACGACATTGAACTGGATGATCAGCGAGAATATTCTACTACATTTGAATTCCAACAAGTAGCCGAAGACACGTTTAAAGATATCGTCTGGCCCAAAGGGCATCCGCAGGCTGGCGAGCCCATCATGTTGCGTGACTATCAAGTGGATATCGTCAACAACTTCTTGACTAACCCACAGTGCCTACAAGAAGTGGCCACTGGTGCAGGTAAAACAATTATGACAGCCGCACTGAGTCATGCAGTCACACCCTATGGACGTAGCATAGTTATCGTGCCCAACAAGAGTCTTGTTACGCAAACAGAACGAGACTACATCAACATGGGATTAGATGTAGGTGTGTTCTTTGGCGACCGTAAAGAGTTTGGTCGCATGCATACTATTTGTACCTGGCAGAGCCTAAACGTGTTGCTCAAGAACACAAAGAATCAATCAGCAGAGATCACCATTGGCGAATTTCTTGAAGGTGTGGTGTGTGTGATAGTAGACGAAGTACACATGGCCAAAGCCGATGCATTGAAAACCTTGCTCACAGGTGTAATGGCGCAAGTGCCAATTCGCTGGGGATTGACCGGTACTATACCCAAAGAAGACTTTGAGTTTCAAGCCATACATGTCAGCCTTGGACCTGTGGTAAGCCGTTTGGCTGCCGCTGAGTTACAGGATAAAGGTGTGTTGGCACAGTGCCATGTGAACATTGTACAGTTGGTAGACCATGTAGAATACAACAACTATCAATCAGAGCTCAAGTATCTACTAGAAGAATCTGGTCGATTGGATACCATGGCCAGCCTAATACGGCAGGTCAATGAAACAGGCAACACCTTGGTGCTAGTAGATCGTATTACAGCAGGTCAAGAACTAGTCAAACGACTGGGCGATCGTGCAGTATTTGTATCAGGCGCCACCAAAGCAAAGGACAGACAGGATGAATATGACGAAGTGGCTGAGGCTACCGATAAAATTATTGTTGCTACCTATGGTGTGGCTGCTGTTGGTATTAACATTCCTCGTATTTTCAATCTGGTGCTTGTGGAACCCGGAAAGAGCTTTGTCCGAGTTATACAATCGATTGGGCGAGGTATTAGAAAAGCAGAAGACAAAGACCATGTACAAATCTGGGACATCACTTCCACCTGCAAGTTCGCAAAAAGACACTTGACCAAACGCAAACAGTTTTACAAAGAAGCAAGGTATCCTTTCACACATGAAAAACTGGAGTGGATGACTCTTGGGTAAATTGTACCAACAAGTAGGACAACACCTTTTGGGCAAGTTCCCTGGTGAGGTCATTGTAGAGATTGGTAGCGATCGTTGGGAAGGTAGCAGTGCGTACTTTGCAGATCTGGCCAACACACATGATATGAAATTTATTTCTGTAGATCTCGACGAAACCGCACGACAACGACTGAAAAAAACAATTCCAATAGAGCACTCGCATTTGGTTGAATTTGTACAGGCCGAGGGCACTGCCTGGACCCAAAGTTATCAAGATTCTAAAATACGAGTGCTGTATCTTGATAACTTTGACTGGGATTGGCGCACAGATCGTAAGCAGGCCATGATACAGGATCAAATACAATGGTACCAGTCAAGAGGCATTGTTATGAACAACATAAATTCTCAAACAGCACACATCACTCAGATGGTTAACTTGTTACCTCATTTGAGCCAGAGATGCGTGGTCTGTGTAGATGATACCTATGAATACAATGGAGTGTTTATAGGCAAAGGTGGTGCAGTGGTTCCTTACTTATTGGGGCAAGGATTTGCTATATTAGCGGCCGAAGATTATGGTGTAATATTAGGTCGCGGCTACAAAAATTATATTGTATAATGGATACTATGAAAATATTGACTCTAGACAACACAGCTTATGATTTGGATACTTTGCCCGAAGAGGTAGATGACATGAGATTTGCTATCCTGGATAATTCTGATCCCAGCGATCCAGACTATCACTACATTCCGCTGATCTTTTTAGAAAGTTTTAATTCACCAGCCCTGGTGTTACAGATTGGCGAGTATAAAATACGCATGCCCATTGATTGGCAAATACTCATTGGCGAACCTGATCTTGGTGATCTAGAAATGTTACCACTGACGTCAATCAATGATCGAGGATTCAAAGCATTTCAATTCAACCCATTGACCAGCTTCCGCCCCAGTTTTCTTGACATAGAAATTGTGGATGTCTATCACGACGTGGCTTGGTATGCCCCCAAACTTAAGAATGGTCAGATATTGTGTATTCCACTTAACAATGATCCAGAACCTGATTGTGTGTACTTTGTCAAAGACATTTCTAGGAACTGTGAAGTCATTGATTACAACAAAGCATGGTAATGGAAAAACTATCAATACAAAATGAGATGACGCAGTTCGATCAAAAGAATCGCAAATTCTACGACAGTCTCACTGACGAAGAACGCAAAAAGTTTTCAAACTATCTCATGATACGTTGGGGCTCGGCTGTGCATGGATCCTCAGAATTGCAAGAGTTTTATCTTATCTCCACCAATGAAAGATTAAACAAACACTTCTTTGCCATAAACAAACACCCCAAGCTACAATGGTTAGCCGCTACAGCAGTGAGCCCTGGCATGGGCACACACCGTCATCAATGGATCGCCCCCAAGAAAAAAGAAGCAGGTAGCAATGAAGTCAAGAAGTTTTTGTTAGAACAGTTTCCTGCAATGAAAATATCAGACATCGAAACGCTGGCCAACTTTGTAACAAAAAAAGACATCAAGGAGTATCAACGTGAGCACGGCCACACAGACAAAGACTGACTATGTGTGTCAGTACTGCGAGAAATCGTTCCAGCGAGAAACCAGTCTTGCTGTGCATGTGTGCGAACAAAAACAACGTTATCAAAGTCAAACGGATCGTGGAGTGCAACTTGGGCTACAGGCGTATCTACGGTTTTACACAATGACTCAAGGCAGTGCCAAGCTCAAAACTTTTGATGACTTTGCTCGTAGTCCTTACTATCGTGCTTTTGTTAAATTTGGACGTCACTGTGTGGCTATCAATGCTGTAAACACTGCAAGGTTCATTGATTGGGTAGTGGAAAAAAATAAAAAGATTGATCACTGGTGTCGTGATGCAACCTATACAGAATATCTCACAGACTATCTTCGCCGGGAATCAGTGACAGATGCACTGACTAGAGCAATAGAATATTCGATCAAGTGGAATGAAACACATGACCATCCTTCTCACGACTTCTTGCGGTTTGGCAATGACAACACCATAGCTTATGCTGTCAGCACTGGACGTATCAGTGCCTGGGTACTGTATAACTGTGAAAGTGGGCAGGGGTGGTTAGAAAACATGGATCCTGATCAAAGCAAAATTGTGTGGCCTTGGATTGATCCTGAATTCTGGCAGAAAAAGTTTCGCGACTATCCAGCAGATCAGGAGTATGCCAAAGAGATGCTAAAGAAAGCAGGCTGGTAATGAGCGCAGATATTGACATTGACTTGGCTGATAGAGATATCATACTAAAGTTAATAAAACATATACCAGCAAGACAAGACAACGACGGGCAGAGTCGTTTGCATAACTCTGGAATCTATGTCACAGCAATACCCAGAGATCCGTTGTTAAACTGCTCCAGTGTAGATTATCGTGAAGCAGAACAACGTGGGTACTTCAAGATTGATCTGCTGAATATGAGCGTTTATAAACTCGTACAAGATCCTGTGCATTATGAACAAATGTTGGCACAGGAACCTCCATGGCAACGACTATGGATGGACCAACCCTGGGCCTCTCAGTTGGTACACGTGGGCAACTATGTGGATTTGTTGGCTTCAATGAAGCCAGACTCTATACCCAGGATGGCTGCTTTTATATCTATCATCCGTCCAGGCAAAGCACACTTGCAAAACAAGCCCTGGACAGAAGTATTTGAATCAGTGTGGGATGGTGATGACAGCAGAGGATATACATTCAAAAAAGCACATGCCATCAGCTATGCATCTTTGGTGGCCTTGCACATGAATCTACTCGACTCTACGCACTAGAGTTATTGATTTACGTTTGCTTTTTTTGCGGGCTATGTCAGCCAGGCTCGTGGCAGGACCATGCAATATTTCCAGATCTTTATTGACAAAAGTACGCAAATAAGGACGGAAAATCTCCCAATCAGCCTTTAAAAATATGTTTATTGGTATGCTACGATTGCTTTCCCACCACCATTGATTGGCCAGCTCTAGAAATAGTTTTTTAAGCTCTGCGTGTTGTATATTTCCAAAGTCGTAGATAGTTGTGACCGCATCATCGCGATTTTGCACCACGCCTATGTACTCATTGCCAGCGTAGGTGCAGAAAGTGATAAAAGGGTAGCGTTCTGCTATTTTAGCGAAGATTTCTGTGCCCATAAATATCTAGAGGAAATTATAAATGTATTCAACCACTGCCTATTTATATCAGCAAAAGCAACAGGTATTATTGATTGATACCTCAGGTGTGGGTGACACATTCAAACGGAGGTGGCAACCTGTGTACGCAAAAAATTTAAAGATACATCGTGGCGTGGACAACGTCATATTATTTGAGTTTGTTAATCAAGATGAGAAACCTGTAAACATTTCAGGCAGTACCATCACTTTCAGACTGATCAGCACCAATGGTGACATACTGTTGTTGAGCAAAGATTTGGAAATCCTGAGTGCCACCACAGGACGAGCCAAAGTTACCCTGCTCAGCACCGAACTGGATACTGTAGATGCACAGCCGGTGGGATGGAGCTTGGATCGTAACACCGTGACCAGTGAACTGTACGAGCCTGTGTTTACCAATGCCTACTCCGGCGGTCGCGGCACAGCAGATGTTGTGGATTCTGTGTATCCTGCATTTGTGCCCAGCGAAATAATGACTGTGCCCACACAACCAGAAATCAGTGCCAGCAACCCCAACCGCAATCACACTTCTGCTGTGTATGTACAAGGTCGCCCCCTGGTTACATTCCAGATGACATTTGATAACTTTTCGGGCAACGTCAAAGCCCAGGGATCAAGTACACAGTTAGGCCCATGGTACGATATAGGCAATCAAAAACAATACATCAATCAGCTCAAGCGTGATTACTTCAATGTAGAAGGTTACCATAACTACATTCGTTTTGAAGTCAATCAATATGGTTACAAGGCCAAGGTTGGCAATGTGCTGGTCAGCGGCGGCAACGTGACCAACGTTACCATAAACAATCAAGGCAGCGAGTGGATTTCTACACCATTTCCAAACATTGACATTGTGGGCGAAGGTACTGGTGCCACTGCCTATGCCACTGCATCAGCTGGCACACTATCGGGTGCTGTGGTAGTCACAGCCGGTGAAGGCTATGTCAACAATCCCAACGCCGCAGTCAACAACGGGTTCATTACATCAATCGCTTATAGATAATTAAAAATCTCATTTCAGACATTCATAAATTATAAAAGTCAGACAAGGATGTCAAATGAAAAAATTTAAAAGAGTGGTGGTATTGGGTTGTAGCTGTGCATTTGGGGCTGAATTAGAAGATCCGTTGTCGCATGCAGAAAAAGATTCTGGCATACAATATCTTAAAAACAAAGAGTATCGACTAAATCATGTTTATGGAAAACTAGTAGCTGATTATCTTGGCGCTGAATTAGACATGTTTGCATGCCCAGCAGCCAGCATAGGTCATATGAGATGGCAAGCACAAAACTGGTTGGAACAAACTCCGGATATCTCAGACAGTTTGATACTGGCTGGAATTACTGGCACCAGCAGAGAAAGTTGGTTCTTTGCAGATTATGCAACCAGTTTTCAACAGGCCGATGCTAGTTTTAACAAACACGTACATAATCTTTCAATCAATCACCATTACATTGATGAAAGACTTGACCCGCAATGGGTAGAACTCTATAAAAAATGGTTGATGCTCAGCCACTGTGATGAATGGGAGCGGTATAACTTTCAACAAACTGTGCTGTTTCTTGATGGCATTGCCAAGCTCTACGATATTGATGCATTGCATTTTTATATGTTACCCAATCAATATACTTCTAACAGCAAAAACTTCTGGAACTCTACTGACATACTGACTAAACTAAAAAAATTGGATCAACAAAATTTACTGTTCATGCCTGGTGAGCACCCAACAGAAGCAGGGCATGAGTTGATTGCTCAATGGATAATTGAAGAACTCAAACGTAGATATGATTAAAAAAGTTGTGGCATTTGGCTGTAGTTGGACCTATGGCGACGAGCTTGTGGCTCCTGAATTTCGCAATCTGAGCGAAGCTGAATTCCGTGATCATTACGATGAAAATAGGCCCTACAGACTAGATAATTGTTATGCTGGCTTAATAGCCAAGCATTATGGACTGGAACTGGACAACATGGCTTTTCCGGGTTCAAGTTTAGAAAGCATGCGCTGGAACCTGATGTGGTATCTGCGCAATGGCATGCCCACGGACGATGTAATTTTTGTGGTGGGGTTAACTGATGCCGCAAGACAAAGTTGGTTTAATCCCTTGCATGAAATCAGCCGTAAAGACCCGCAATGGAATCGGCACATGCACGGAACCTGGCTCACCCAACCAAATCCTGACATCGACGATAACTGGTTCCGATTACAAAAATTATGGTTGGGCATGAGCTATCATCGCGAGTGGGCAGAATACAATTTCCAACAAACAATAAATCTATTTGATCAAGCCCAAAGTCGTTATGGCATACCCGTGGTTCAATTTTCTGTGCTGGAAAATCGATATGGAGTAACTGCACCTAGCCTTATCTATTCTGGAACCAATTTCCGAGACATACTGGTCCAAAAGAAACGAGATCTAAATGTGGAACCTTTTGCTAGTGGAGGACATCCCAATGAAAAAGGCCATCAACTCATAGCAGATCACTTGATTGAACACATAAAGTATGCTAAAATGCTAGTGTGATAGACATACTTTCTTACTTGCCGGCAAAACGCAAAAGTACCAGTTCGGGCTGGGTCAGCTTCAACGCACCCTGTTGTGTACACAATGGAGAGAGTGCAGATCGTCGACAGCGTGGTGGTATCAAAATCACAAATCAAGACTGGAGCTATCACTGTTTCAACTGCGGGTTCACTGCCAGCTTTGTGTTGGGCCGTAACTTATCGTTTAAAGCCAGAAAGCTACTGGGTTGGCTCAATGTAGATCGCAATGAAATTGAACGTATCAATCTTGAAAGTCTCAAGCACAAGAACATTGAAGGCATACTCAATGATAGACAACAAGTGGTGCAACGATTACAAGGTATCGAATTTGAAGATCGTGACTTGCCAGCAGATACACAACCACTAAATGAATCAGCTGTGGAATATCTCAATGCTCGTGGTATACCCACAGACTATCCACTGTTTTATAAAACCATGCCTAGGCCAGGCATTGTAATTCCTTTCACACATGATGGTCAAGTGGTAGGACATACCACTAGATTCCTAGATGATAGAACGCCCAAGTACATACAAGACATACAACCGGGCTATGTGTTTGGCACAGACCTGCAACAAGACAGCTGGCAGCATGTGCTGGTCATGGAAGGTGTATTTGATGCATTGTGTGTTGGTGGCCTGGCTGTGTTACACGCTGAAATCAATGATGCACAGGTGCGCTTGATACGATCATTGGAACGAGAAGTCACTGTGGTTCCAGATCATGATGAAGCCGGAATGAAACTGGTTGATCGTGCCCTGGAACTGGGCTGGGCAGTGAGCATGCCCAACTGGCCCGCAGATGTCAAAGACGTTAATGATGCTGTTCGACGCTATGGCAAGGCAGCAACTATGTTGAGCATATTTGAATCTAGAAACACCAGTCGCATTCGTATAGAAATGGCCAAGAAGAATTTGTTAAGGAAACTCAATGTCTAAGTTATACATTTTTGGAGATAGCTATAGCACACCAGGATTCTGCGTCGAGCCCAAAGACTCGTGGTGGGGACTGTTGGCCAACAAACTTAACATTGAAGGTGTTGAAAACTTTAGTTGGCCCGGCAACAACATAGACAGTATTGCGCATATCATTGTTGCCAACGCAAATTTATTTAACCAGGATGATTACATAGTCATTGGTGTGCCGCCTATTGAGCGACTCACTGTGTTTGAAAATGATGCTACATCAAAACTGTATACCAAGTTTGACAATAAGTTACACGAAGTAGCAAAACCACAAGTTCCTTGTCATGGCGGACTAAAACAATTGACTCGCCACCAGCTTGGTAGACAAGAAATTGATCAGTGGAATCGCAGTTGGCAAGAAGCACAGATACTACGTCAACTAATAACTTTGATTGCGTATCTAGAAAAAATTACCAACCGTATACTGATACTAAACTTGTCTGAGCCCTTTCAGCCAATCACAGGATGGGTCACTCTGAATAGTGTACAAAAACAAGCATACAGCGATCCACGAATACTGATAGATCATGATACTTACTATTCTGTGAACTACAACGTAAATCAACCAGCAGATTTTGAAACTCATGCTTGGTTTGGTCATCAGGGCGCGGCAGGTAATCACCATTGGTTCGTCACGTCGCTATTGCCCAAACTAAAAGAGATAAAATGGATTTAAAAATCACAGCCTCAAAGATTAAACTCATAGATACAACGAGAGAACACACATGAAAGACTATTCAGTAGAAGTACAACGACTATTCTTAGAGATCATAATGCAAGACGCACAGAGTTTTGTGCGAGTGCAAAATATCTACAACGAAGAAAACTTTGATCGTAGCCTGCGTTCAGCGGCTAAGTTTATAAAAGAACATGCGGACAATCATAAGACTCTGCCAGATCGCAGACAGGTATCGGCTGTTACTAATATTTCCTTACAAGAGATTCCAGATTTAAATGACGGTCACCTTGACTGGTTTATGGAAGAGTTTGAAGCATTCACCCGTAGACAAGAACTAGAACGTGCTATTCTTAAGTCGGCAGACTTGCTGGAAAAAGGCAATTTTGATCCTGTAGAGAAACTGATCAAAGATGCAGTACAAATTAGTTTGACCAAAGATCTAGGAACAGATTACTTTGACGATCCACGCAGTCGACTTATGGCGCTGAAAAACAACAATGGGCAAAACTCCACAGGTTGGCCTGCCTTGGATCGATTGTTGTACGGTGGATTTAATCGTGGCGAACTACAGATTTTTGCTGGTGGTTCGGGCTCGGGCAAGAGTTTGTTCATGCAGAACCTGGCAGTGAACTGGGCACAGGCCGGACTCAATGGCTGTTATCTCACCCTGGAACTCAGTGAAGGTTTGTGTAGTATGCGTATTGACTCCATGATGACCAATACATCCAGCAAGGAAATCTTCAAAGACATTGACACAGTGGAAATGAAAGTGAAGATGATGCAGAAGAAGTCCGGGGCTTTACAAATCAAGTACATGCCAGCCCAATCAACTGTAAATGACATTCGTGCATACTTAAAAGAACTGCAAGTTAAAACAGGCAAGCGTGTGGACTTTTTGTGTGTGGACTACTTAGACTTGATCATGCCTGTGAGCGCCAAAGTCAGTCCCAATGACTTGTTTGTCAAAGACAAGTATGTTTCGGAAGAACTGCGTAACTTGGCCAAGGAGCTCAATGTGTTGTTTGTCACAGCTAGTCAGTTGAACCGTGCGGCCGTGGAAGAAATTGAATTTGACCACAGTCATATATCAGGCGGTATTTCAAAGATCAACACAGCAGACAACGTGTTTGGTATCTTTACATCAAGAGCCATGCGTGAACGTGGGCGTTATCAGATACAGTTAATGAAAACTCGATCCAGTGCAGGAGTAGGACAAAAGGTTGACTTAGAGTTTGATCTTGAAAGTCTGCGCATCAGAGACCTCGGCGAGGATCAGCAACAGAGTTCGGGTTTTGTCAAGAAGCCCAGCATCTATGATTCTATCAAAGCTCGTAGTCAAGTAGCGGTAAAATCTGATGAAACCATAGATGATGACACCGGCGAAGTGGCCAAGATATCAGCATCAATAGACAGTTCAAAATTAAAAGACTTACTCAAACAAGTCAAGACCAATTAAATCACACAACTCAGGTAGGTAGTTTTTGATACTGATACCTTTGAGATTGTCTTGTCTTTTTATCTGTTTTAAAAATTCTTCAAAATTGCTTTGATCAGTTTCACTGTGGACTTCACCTATATAGGTATCGTAGTCCACAGGATTGAGAACTGTTTTTAAATGTTGTTTGACATGAACAGGCAATGCACGTGGCTGTAACCATGCTGGATGATAGATGGGATTGTTGGCATATTCTATTTTTTGTTCCGCAAACCAAGCCACAGTTTGATTGTGATACAACACATTGAGATTGCTCAGTGTATAATTTGCTGAAACAAACGTAGTAAGTTCTCGGAAAAACTTTAAATTTGGTTCTAACAAAGACCAATCCAATGGATATCGCACATATTCAAACACAGGCCCAGTACCATCAATGCTGACGCAAAAATTAAGATTTTTAAATTTTGACAAAATCTTTTTATATTCGTCCGACAGAGCCACGCTGCCATTGGTCACCATGCTGATAAAGCATCGATCATTGCCCAGTTCCAGCAAGCGTTCTAATACTTGGAAATTCTTTTTTTCATACAAGGGTTCGCCGCCCAACAGAGTCAAGGTCACCAAGCTGGAGAAATCTATTTCACTGTAGACCTTGTCAAGATCAATGAATTGATATTTCTTCATGCCTAATTTGGGATTTTCTTTGTAATCCAATTTTGCCCAACTGCTACTAGCTCCTGCGTTACAACTCACACAAGCGGCATTACAAGTGTAACTGGTCATCATCTTGAGCATCAAGGTTTTTTCCAGCCCTTGTGCGGCGTCCTGTTTGATAAACTGCAAATCTCTATCCCAATACCAATCCAGAGCGGCATTTTTTAACTGTCGATCACTGGTCAGCCCTTGATCTTCGAGATTCCAGCATTTCTGGCATTCCGCAGGGCGTTTGCCCGCGAGCATTTCCTGCTGTATTTTTTTGATATCATACTGCTTGGGCAATAGACAACAGTGAGTATCAATGCGATTAGTCCAGTTTAATTCCCGTCCAAACCAAGGTAAAACACAAAAATTGTTCATGATCTATTTACGGGATTACATACACCACATCGATAAATATATTACAAAGGTTTAGGATCATGCAAAAAAAGACCCGTAGTATATTAGAAGAACTGGATGCCATGTACATCGATCGCGATCGCAGACACGTGATCGAAAATCGTGCCAGCAATATCATTGCCAGCGCCATACGACTACTAGAGCAGATCGAACAGACCTACGATGTTGAGCAGTCTGAAAATCTACAACGAAAGTTGATCAACGCCATAAAGATGCGTGATCCATCAAAATTCACACGCACAGTAAGGCGCACTGATGAAAATTCATGATATATTTCGAGAAGGGCTACTGTCAGATTTACGAGCGATCGGACAAACAGCTCAGCGTGATGTTTGGGGCGGCCCACAGCCTGCAGAGCTAGGCCGGGATCCCAGGCAATGGGCACAGGCCATATCCAAAGCTGCCGCAGGAGCCCGCCAAAATGCTAATGTATTGCCCATAGCCGATACTTTCACCAAGGCCTGGGACACATTGGCTCGTAAAATCAATGATTCCAAGGGCCCTGGCGAAGCCATGGATCTAGCAGAATATCAAAAAACATTTGCGGCCTGGTTGGCTCGTGAAACAAAGACCAAACCCAACATGGCACAGATACAGGCCATGATCACAGCCACCGACCCAAAATTGGTGCGAGACTACATGGTTGCACATTTTATTCCTCAGTATCAACGAGTCATGACCAATCCAGTGTACACCATACCCGATGGTCACCGAGAAAAAGGCATATTCATTGCGGCCAATGGGCAACGGTCTGAAGTTGAGTACGAGTGGGATTCTACCACCGCTGCCTTTGTGGATCCTGTGACAGGAGACCGAGCCGGTGCACGACAGATGTCAAGCATGATAGCATCCGCCATGGAAAAAGTCACAAGAGGTTCCGCCCAACCCGAAGTTGACATGGATGATCTTGGTCGTGCCGGAGTCTCTGAAAGTCAAACTTTGCGACGTGCTATGTTGGCAGAAGGTGGCAATGTGTTTAAGGATGCTGATGGCAACCCAATGACACAGCGTATCAATCAAAGCGACATTCCAGCCACTGTGATGTGGTTAGAACAACTGATTGGCATAGACTTGCCACGAGAACGTTGGTTAGGGTCAACAGGCAAAGTTCCTACATCGGGCGATCTTGACATTGCCATTGATGCCAATGAAATCTCCAAAGAACAAATGGCCGCACGTCTCACACAGTGGGCGCAGAGTCACGGACTTGATCCAAAGCAATATGTAAAAAAAGCAGGAGAAGTACATCTACGCACACCCATAGCTGGTGATCCCAAACGTGGATTTGTGCAAACAGACTTTATGTTCTTGCCCAATGTTGACTGGGGAACATTCTTCTACAATCAAGGCGCTGACACTGCTTACAAAGGGCTGGTACGTGCTGTGTTAATGAGTAGCATAGCCAAAACCGTGGGCCTTAAAGTTGGTATCAACGGTATGTTTGACCGCAAAACCAACAAGCTATTGAGTCAAGATCCTGATGCAGTGGCCAAGGCCATACTGAACAAACGAGCCACACGCAAAGACCTGTCCACAGTAGAGACCATCTATGCGGCTCTGGCCCGTGATCCTCAACGTGACATCAAGCTCACAGATTTCCGTGAATATCTTGCCAAAGAAGGACTACCTGATCCTGATGCTCCTGTGTCTGAAAATGACGTGCATTTCCTAGCTAGACTGAGAGATCGTATAGTTAATCAAGGAATGGTCATGATCATGGAAGATGTTCGCATCGCTCATCCTGAAGATTTAGTGTTTGATGAAGGCAGTCTTGGCATACAACGAGCCATTGCTGGTATAGAAAACACAGCACGAACCCCTCGGCAGGCCACTGTGAAATGGGATGGTCGTCCTGCCATCATATTTGGTCGCAAACCCAATGGTGATTTTGTGCTCACTGACAAAGCAGGCTTCTTGGCCAAAGGATACGATGGCCTGGCTACTTCGCCAGCAATGATTGCCCAGATAATGGCTGGACGTGGCGGAGAACGCGGCGAGCTAGTGGCAATCTATCAGAAATTATTTCCGCTGTTGCGTGCCGCTGTGCCACCAGACTTCCGTGGATACATCCAAGGCGATTTGCTGTACGCTAATACTCCTCCTGTGGTCAATAATCAATACGTGTTCCAACCCAACACCGTGGCATATTCAGTACCAGTACAGTCGGACATGGGTCAACGCATTGGCCAAAGCCAAGCTGGCGTGGCTGTGCATACAA